CCACGACCTAGTTGACCAACACCAGATTGAAGGGTTGCACGAGCTGCGGCACCTGGGTCTAGTTGCGCTAACTCATAACCTTGTTTAAGGTCTTGCTGATAACGCTGTTGGGATAAACCTTCTGGCGTTAAACCAAATAAACTTGCAATGTCTGCCATGATATTTCCTTATGTCCACAAGTTAGGGTCGGCAAATGCGCCAGTTTGTAATGGGTTTCCTGATGGATATAAATATCTATCTACAACTCCACCAGGCGCTAATGCACTAGATACAACTTGACCAAACATTGCGTTAGGGTTACCTGCCGCAGTTAACAGTCCCGCATAAGGGTTATAGGTTGCATTTGCACCTGTACTATATGCGCTAGATAGTTGTTGACCTGTAAGACCTAATTGACCAGCCCTAGCACCCGCTGTAGATGCTTGTTGAGCAAGACTAGCACCCATAGCCAAAGGTTGTTGTGCTTGAGTCTCCAAGTTCTGAACTTGTCCCAAAGCAGCCGTATATGGTTGATATGCTGAAGTCTGACCACCATAATAGTTACTCATTGCGGTAGCGCCTTGACCAAGCAATCCTGCACCAAACAAGACATTCTGTTGACCTGCTTGTTGAGCTTGAGATGCCAATTGAAGTTCTTGTTGGGCACGAGCGTTGTACAAAGCCTGTAGCTCAGGAGTAGTAGCACCCAAAGTACCGCCTTGAGCAACAGAAAGACCCGCACGACCTTGTTGTTGTAGACGATTCTGAAGGTTTGCCAACTCCATCTCACGAGAAGGTTGAAGCAACTGCATTTGTTGATTGATGTAGTTCTGAGCAACATCTTGTGGAGATTGAGAGATGTACTGATTACCCAATCCAAATAAGTTTTGAGCGCCAGTTTGAAGTGGTGCAAACTGTTGTTGAGCCTGTTCTGCTTGTGTCAAACCTCGACCTGCCAAGCCAACCAAACGATCCTGAGCATTCTTAGCTTCAGGACTTAACTGATAACCCGCAGAAGTCATACGACCTGTTATGGGGTCATAGGTGTAGTTAGATGTACCAAAACGAGTGGTCATGCCAACAGGACGGAACTGAGCGGCTTCTTGAGCTGTTTGACTAGCTTTAGCAATATCAGTAGCCGCTTTAAGAGCCGCATCTTTAGACTCTTTGCTTTGTACCAAACTTCCAGTTGTTTGCAATAATCCAGAAACAGCATCAGCACCTGTTTTGGTTAACAAATTTGTACCAGCACCAACAGCTAGTTTTAAAGCAGTATCTGATGCCAACTTATCTGCCGCTATTTCTGCGGCTGTTTTAGTAACAACAGTTTTAGCTGCGGAATCTGCTGCCAGTTTTTCTGCGGCAAGTTCTGCGGCAGTTTTAGTAAGCAAACCACCTTGAGTAGCAGTTAAGTCAGTTAAAGCACTAGCACCTGCATTTTGCGTCTCAAAAGCCAACTGTTCAGCAGCCAGTTGAGCAGCAGTTTTCCCACCAGTTAATAAACCAGCCCCTGTACCAGCCGCAGCTACTTGTGCGGCACTAGCACCAGATTCAATAAGAGCAAGTTGAGCAGGAGTAAAAGCTGAAGTACCACCAGCAATACCTGCGTTGGCTAGATCAAAAGCACCACCAGATCCAGCAAACTCTAAACCTGCGCCAGTTGCACCTGCGCCACCAGCTGCACCACTTAGCAAGCCCTCAAAACCCCCTAAACCATAAATAGCACCAGCAACAGCCGCAAGTTTAAGAATGTCTTTTCCTAAAGTGCTAGACGATGCACCTTGTGTAAAAAATACGGGCTTACCTTGAGCATCAAACTCAACACCAAACCCTGTGTTTCCCTTGCCTTCATAAGAGCCTGACCACAGATTACCTTTTGTACGCTCACCATAGCCAGAAACAAGTTTTTCACCAGTCATTTTATTGACAATGCCATTTTGTCCTTGACCAACTTGTGCAATATCACTTACACCACTTTTAGCAAGCTCATCTGCCATGTACAAAGCAGCCTTTTCAGGAGGTAAACCACCTGTCCACTTTTCAGTAGTATTTTGAGCAAGAATCTGACTAGCTAATTTATTGACATTTTCTGCTGTGTAAACATTTGGTGCAGCTTCTGCATATCTTGCTTGTATTTGAGCAGGATCAGCGCCAACAGCTTGAGCTAATTGCGTAGGAGTAACACTAAACTCCTGCATAGTAGCGGCAATCTGAGCATCGCTAAGATTAGGATTGGCTAATAGATAGTCAATGATTTGTTGATTTGTTACTGCCATGATTTTTCCTTACGAATTGTCTTTTACGGCTATATAGATATATGAATCACTCAAATAATCAGTATTTGCATTAGCGGTTACTGTTGTGAATCCTGTGCTTGTTGGGTACAAGTAAACATCTGAAGTTCCTGAGTCTTCGGTTGAAGCTGAATTTGGATATAACCATCCATAACCAGTACCATCAAAATTGCGGAACTTATCCATCAAAACCCAATTTGTAGATGAACGACTTGAATTTTTCACAAGCAACCATTGTGGTTTATATCCAAGATTTATTGATCTTCCAGAACCATTGCTACCTGTATAACTACCACAGCTAATGACATTATCAATTCCTGACGTACCAAATCCACCATCGTTATGAGCAAAAATATATGCTACATAACTTTTACCAGACTGATTGGTTTCAGCAGAGCCGCCTACAGTAAAAGTTGTAGATGTTGGATCAACATTGTTAAACCAATAATCTCCACCTGAAAAAGCACTTGAATCATTTAAGCAAAGCACTCCATTGCTTCCTAACGATTGATGGTAAACAGCCCATTGAGTAGGATTTGTTGCAAATTGTTTTACCATAATGCAACCAGGAACACTTCCAAGGTTGTGATTGATTGATTGTGAAGTTCCATTACCTGTATAGGTCACAATATCAAAGAATTTTCTTTGCTTACGAAATGTCCATGAAACCAAAGACATTCCGCTTCCATTCATGCCAGTTGATGAACCTAATGTAAAACCAGTTTCATTGAATGCAGTAATGTAAGTTGATGATGGGACTTGTTCAGATGTAGCGTTACTATATAAGGCATTGCTACCACCTCTAACTGTATCAACTAGATGGTGGTATTCACCAGAATTTCTGCTTTTGACCCAAGTTAAGCCACCTTTGGCAGATAAATTTATGCCATTGTCGATAGTTTTTGATGATCCATTTCCTGTATATAAAGATGTGCTAAACACATCAGATACAAGAGTAGATGTACCACCTACTTGGAAAGCATTAAGTGCAGCAAACATTATGGTGTATATCCTTGAGTGACATTGCCATACCAGTTTGTGCCATCAGAAACAAACGAGAAGATGTCCATTTTGCCAGCAGTAGCAGTCATCGTTGGTGTGCCAGCAGAACTCCACTTTACACTCGTAAAAGTAGCAGTACCACCACCAGTAGATGCCGCTTGTTTAAGCAACAAGATGAACGACTTACCCGCAGTAGCAGTAGGCATCGTAAATGTGCAAGCAGTAGAAGCAGTTAGTGTTGCTGTTTGAACAGTACCAGAGGTTAGGCTGATCGTGCTAGCAGTTGTTACAGTACCAATAGCTACAACACTCTCAACATAGTTGGTAACAGTTGGGTTTGTCAGGGTCTTGTTTGTCAAACCTTGACTATCTGTTGTACCAACTACATCACCACTAGGAGCAGTTTTTGTTGCCCATGTATCTAGATCAGCGTCATAGTCTTGCTTGGTAGCAATAGCCGTAGCAATGTTGTTGAACTCAGTATCAATCTCAGTACCCTTGACAATCTTATTTGAATTGCCAGAAGATAGATTATCTTTACTTGCAAAGTTAGTACTTTTTGTATAGTCGCTCATGATAGTTTCCCATTTTTAGCTTGGATTTCAATCTTTTGGAAAGAAAGTTGTGACCCGTTAATATCTGATTCATAACCAGTTTGAACAACCTTACCTGTACCACTGGCTGATACTTTCAATGTATTCAATGCAATACCATCAGAATAGTAAGCAACAGGGTCTGCATTAGCGCCATATTGAGCAATGCCATACTCAGAAACACCCTGAACAGGGATGGTTGCAGTAGAGCTTAGATAGTTAGTCTTAAAATCAAATCCCCATTTAAAGATGACTGGTTGATTTGTACCACCAATCACAACAATGGAAATCTTCTTTAAAACAGATGTCTGATTCACATTGCCAAGATCAGCATGGTTGGTGTAATACTGCATCCGATACACACTCGTATGGTCGTTATAGCCCGTATATTGACCAATGTAGCCATTCTTACCAATGTAGACAGCACCGCTTCTCAAAGATGCTAAGGCTGTAGGGGTAATCGAGTCCCAAGTGGTTACACGAGAAGAACCATCTTGCAGAATAACCTTCGTATCAAAGCAGTAAACAGACTGAGTAACAGGCATCGTCAACAGATAAAAGCCTTCTCTTTCAGAGTAAACAGACTTAATGTTTGCCAATGTCTGTGAAGCAACATCACTCATCAAGTCATTACGCACATTCTTAGACAAGTCTCTCTCAGGAGCAGACTTCTCTTGAATCGTTCTCATCAAGGAACGAACACCAGAGTTTGACAAAAAGATCACATCAGAACTGGTTGTCTGAACGCTGTCTCTTGATAAACAACCAATCCCCCCTACTGTGTCAGAAATAGACATCGTTGCAGGAGTAGTCGCACCCTGATAAACAAGAATCTGTCGTTTACCAAAGATAAACAAGAAACCATTGTGAGCAGCCAATGCCTGAACTTCATCAGCACCATTAGGCCAAACTCTACTCGTATCTAAAGTACCAGTTGTCCCACCAGACCACACATGACCAGCAATCAGATCAGAGAAGCTAACAGTAACCTTGTCTGTACTAGAAGATGCCACCCACAAGCGACCATAAGCCGATATAGCAACATTACCACTAGGAACAGTTCCTACATAGCCAGTCTTCTCAGAAACCCGTCTATAGGTCGTTGTACTAACAGCAGGGTCATAAATGATTGGGTCGTGACCTGTTTGAAAGAAGTAAGTAATCCCATTCAAGGAAGCACACTGCCAATTACTTGCAGTAATGGTAGGAGCAGAACCACCCCCCCCATAGGTCAATTCAGTGACTACGTTAGAAGCACCGAGTTTGAATATCTTGTTGTTGCCAGCAAAGAGAACTGTTAACGTGCCATCAGACTGAACTAGCTCATGGATTACACCAACATCGTTAGCACCAAGGTTTCCAGAAGATGAATTAACCCTTGTCCAACCTTTTCTAGCACCAATACGACCATACTGGTCAATCACGCAATTAGTTGCAACCAAAGCAAAACCACTAGCTAAATCCAAAGGGCTATCCTGAGTGTTCAACCCATAAAAGCCTGGTGCGCTAATGCTGAATGTTTGGATTTGTTGAGCCATTAAACAGCCTCAAAAGAGCCAAATTCTGGATAGCGTGTAGCTTCCATAGAGATGTAATCAGAGAGCATAGACTTGTACAACTGATAAGCCTCAGAAGAAGACAGACCACCATCCTCACCACGCTCAACCAAAGCACGAGCATAAGCACTCTGAACCACCAACTCAGATGGCATCAGAATCACAGTAGCATCAGAAGTCAATGATGCTTGTGGCACGATCAAGCTAAATCTTAGACTAACTACGCTATCAGGAACAGGAAATACAGTTACCTTAGTATCGTAACTGGCATCTACACCATCAAAACAATAGTACAAAGGTACACCACTAGAGACAGTACCAAAGTTCAAATAACGATTCATGTTAACAAACGGGATGTTTGTCATGGTTGTGTTATTCGTATCATTGATAACGTCTTGAACACGGAACTTCTGACCCGCCCCCGTTAAGGAGTAAGAAGAAGTGTTGGCAACAGTCGTAACTACTACTGTAGTACCAAGGATGTTCCACTCATAAGCATCTTCAATCTGACGCTTGGCATCATTGACAAACTTGCCAATCAAAGAGGAATAACTTGTTTCGGTAACAGTAGATACTTGCTCTTCTCTGAGTCGAACAAGAACGTCATTAACAGCTTGAAGGTATGTGGTCATGCTCTTGTTAGTCCTATTTGTTCAAAAGTAGCAAGTACAGACATTGTTGAACCAGCTTCTGATGTAGCGGTCAAATAATCGCCTTCTTCCATCACAAAATACTGTGCGTCTGAGATAAGCGTTAATGTTGTTCTTGCTGATAAAACTTGCTCACTGACAATCAAAATTGTCGTAGCAGTACTTGCGTCATACCAACTAAATGAAATATGCTTGCTTGGAGATGTGTTGCAAGCGTGAATGAGTACGCATTTTGCATAATAACCAGTCGGCACTGTATACAGCGTAGTAGCCGTATTAGCAGTTAGATTCTTACCGACTGATATTGGTCTCATTTGTTCCTCTTAGAGATCGCTTTAGCTTTTGCTTTAGCGTCTTCCTTGGACGTTGCGCCCCAAGCTCTAAGAGAAAGTAAAAGTCGAGTAGGCTTTCCATCTTTCATCTCAGCGCCAGGCATATTGCCCATACGTGCTAAAAAACTAGATCGTCGACCTGAATTACCCGTTTTTAAAGGCTTTTTGAGGTCTAGTCCTTCAGTTCTTTTGTAGAACTCACGACCCGCCTCATTTAATCCGCCTTTTGGATTCTGGTATTTTTTTAAGACCATAATGATCTTTCCTTGAAGTGTACACCAGCTTGTAGTGGAAGTGCAATAGCCAGATCAAAATCTAAACCATTTCTTAATCTTTGCATTAAAGTTTCTGGCTTCATGTTGACCATTTTTGCAATCTCAGTTGTTGATCGCAATTCACCTTGATACATGCGTTTTCCACGATTAGGATCAATTTTTGTATGCTCTGATGGATCACCATAAATCTTTGTTGCTTTCCAGATTCTCTGGTAGCCAATTCCTGTTTTTCTGGCAATCTCAGCCAAGGTTAGATTTTCACCTTCAAATAGGTATCTTTTACTATTTCTGCGGTTATTAGCTTGTTCAATACTTGTTGACCATTTCACATTGTCTGGTGAATAGCCTTTGTCAACATCAATCCTATCAAGACTGTATTCTTTTGAAGGTCTTAGTCCAACATCTTGAATAAATTGATAAAAACCATCTTCACCATGCCATGATGAATGCACATCAATGCCACGACCACCATAGTTTTTGTAATCAGGGCTTACATTTGAATAGCACCTATAGAAAAGATGTTTCCATGTACCATGAGACAAAATCAACCGATCTACAGTCGACTTGTCTAATGCTTCTGGAATAATCATTTCTTTTTAGCAGTCTTAGCTGCTTGCTTGAAGTCCTTTGCAGTAGGAGCGCCTTTAGAACCAACTTTACGCATCTTCTCGCCTGAACCAGATTTGATACGTTCTTGTTTGGCATGGATGTTAGCGTACAGTCCTTGTTTCATAGTAACCTTTTTTCAATATAAATTGATTTTGTTTGACTCGCATAGTACAATTGCTACACCACATACCAAAGGATTTATTATGGGAATCAAACAATGTTTATTCTGCCACAAAGAATTTAAATCTGCAAAGAAAACTACTAAGTATTGTTGTAGAAGTTGCCAAGGTTTTCATTTGGCTCAATTATATGGAAAACAAAGGGCAGAGAAAAAAAAGAATGGTGCAACACTACAATGCCAATACTGTAAATCTGATTACTATGTACCAAAATACAGAATTAATACAGCAAAATACTGTTCAAGAATTTGTTTGGGATATGCTAATCCTGAAAGATTAGAAAAAGCTCGTACTAATAGTCCAATAATGCGTAGAGCAGGACTAAGCCAACCTAAGAAATATAAAGTTATCCGAGTTGATGGAAAACAAGTAAGAGAGCATCGTTACTTGATGGAACAACATTTAGGAAGAAAACTAGATAGAAATGAGCAAGTCCACCATATAAATGGAGACTGCTTAGATAACAGAATAGAAAATTTGCAAGTTCTTACAAACTCAGAACATCAGAAGTTAGAACTCAGCGCTTTTTCATTTTAGGCTTTGACATTCCCGCAGAACTTAATGCTATGGCGAGGGCTTGTTTCTGAGAAGTAACAGTTGGGCCTTTCTTAGACCCAGAGTGCAGTTTACCCGCACCATACTCTTTCATTACTTTGCTGATCTTAGCTTCTGCTTTAGTCTTTTTCATTTGCCACGACCTGACTTTTTCATCATATTAGAAGCGGTACGACCACCACGAGTAGGCATAGCTTTAGGCTTACCAACAGCAATCATAATAGCCAAAGGCATACCTTTTTTGGTATCCTTTTTAGCCGCTTTAGGACTAGACATCTTAGTTTTTCCGTACATCATGGTTTCTCCTTAGTAATAGGGCCACCTGATTTCCAAGCATCACAAGTACGTTTGGAAGCACAGGTAAACTGAAATAAGTCGCAATATCCTAAATCTGCGGCTTTAATGAAATTCATGTCGTATGAGAGTTCGCCTTCGCCCTCATCTTTTTCCAATCCACCTTCGATACAAGCCATCATCTTAGGTGTTTGGATAAACGCTGCACAGTTACCGCATCTCATAGACTTTATGGTGTCGGTAGGAGCGTTGTACATCTTGGCTTTCTTTAGCCAAAAAGCATCATTTGCTTCATCTGGGTTAGGTGGGCCATAGCCAAACTTCTTGAACGCATTATTGCGGTTCTTCAGGTTGATAGATACATCCTGAGTAGCTATTGGACAAGTAACGCCAGATAAGAGTTTCATCGTATAACCTTAGTGGCAATAAACGAAATAACACCACCAACAACAGATGCGATAGCCATGCCAACAAAGAATCCACCTTTAGACTTGTTAGCCATCTCTAAAAGCAGTTTAATATCTTCACGCAAAGCAGAAACTTCTGTCTGCAAAGCCTCAACTTGAGCCTCTAATTTACCGAATTCTCTTGGGTCAATTTCAGACATTTTCGACTTTCTTAGGTCGCCCTGCCTTCTTAGGTTCAGGGGCTTGAACAACAGGTTTAGTTTCGATCTCTTGATCTACTCTAACATAGCCCTGATGACCTTTCATTGTGTCAATATCGTACTGATATGTGAAAGTAACTAGGTTACCACTTTGTAAGCATCGAAAGGTTGCCATAAGAACTCCGTGAAAAAGGGGGTTATTAGCCCCCTTAGATTAGTTTACTGGACGACCAATAACCAACTGTAAGTTTGTAGACGCTAAGTCCACAGAACTACCTGTAGGATTGTAAGTCACGATAGTCACTGTATTAGCGGCTGAGATATAGGCTCTACGAACCAAACCCGCCTCAGAAACAGTTACTGACATACCGATAACCATATCACCCAAAGCTACGCCTGGTACTGTCACTGTATCTGTAGCGGTTGCAGTAGTGCCTACTGATGCACTATCAAGAGTACAAGAAACATCCCAAGTGTCTGTAAAAAGACCACGAAACTGGTCATTGCCCCTGCGGGAAACGACTGCGGTTGCTGCTGCCATAATAATCTCCTAAATAAAGAAAAACCCCCCACCCGTTAAGGCGAGGGGAAAGGTTGTTATCAAGAAGGAACAACCAAGGCAAACATGGAAGAAGAAGTGGCTGCACCAACAGTAGCAGCACTTCTCAAAGCGGCAACACCATACAAAGTGTCAGAAGTAAACAAAGTAGCGAGGTACTCTTGCTTGTACTGAACTTGTGAACGGATACCAACTTGCTCAACCAGAACCATAGAGTCCTTGTGACCCATCAAGCAGACACGAGCAATAGCAGAACCACTTGCAGGGAAAGCGACTGTTGCGGAAGCAGAGTCAGCATTGCTAGATGTAAACACAGGGATACCATAAAGGTTACCAATTTCACCATTGCGGATAGCGTTGCCATCACCCACAAAAGCCTGCTCAGTGTAACGGGCAAGACCCATCAATGTGTTACGGCTTGAAGGAGGAATGATGAAGAAGCGACCATCCATAGGAGTGTCGTTATCATCCAAACGCTGAATAGTACGACGAATAGCCGCATCAGTCAGAGCAGAAGCATTACCAGTGTTGGTGTTAGCAGTGTAGTCGAAGGCTGTTGTGCCATCACCACCGATAAAACCACCTGTGTAACGTGCGCCACCAGCGCTACCGCCATTGGCGGAACGACCCAACTGAATCAAGTCTGTATCGACTTGTTTAGCCAAGGCATAACCTGCGTCAGATGTGTAGAAGTTACGCATAGAGTTCAAGGCTTGAACTTCTGCAATATCTTCAATCAAGCGGCTATATTCATAGTGCTTGTCAATAGCTACTTGAACTTCAGATGCTGTATCAACGATCAGAGTAACTGCGTCAGTCTTGCTCTTCAAAGATGCGTTGCCACGACCAGGGGCTGGAATGTGAACTGTGTCACCTTTCTTGCCCTTGAAGTTCATCTTCATAACCAAGTTCGCTAGAACAAGGTTCTTTTTGTAACTGGCAACAATTTCATCACTCCAAATTTCAGGAATGAAGTTAGCTGCGGACGTTACTGTGGTTGCATTGTTAGGTGCGAATGCTGTATTAGCCATGTTTAAATCTCCAATAAATTAAGTTTACTTAACTCTACCCTCTTGGTACGCCTGCATGATTTCATCAGAAAGCGCCTCATAGCGGTTAGGGTCTTGCATTTTCAGCCGAATAAGGTCAGCCCTACGATAAACTCGTTTTGATGACTCTCCAGAACCACCTACATCTACTCCAACTGCTCTCAAATTCTGCTTGCGAGTGGCTTCTCCAGCATCACTCGTTTGCTTCTGTTTGACAGAGCGAAGTTCTTTGTAAGTCGATAACAGTTCATTGGCAGCATCATAATCGAAATCAGCATCAGCCTTCTTGAACAGATCAATACGAACAGGGCTAGATTTGACCCAATTCGCAAAGTCCTCATTTTTAGCAATGTCGCCAAAATCAGGGTGTTCTTGCGCTAACTTCTGCTGAATTTGCGCCCTTTTCATCTCTAAAGTGGCTTGTCTAGCCGCAATGATGTCAGGGTGACTATCAACTGTCCTTTGAACTGCCTTCTGTGGATTCTCAAAGAAGTCTACTTCAGGCTCTTCTACTCTAGTCTGTTGTTGTCTAGAACTAAGGTTCTGTTTAATGAGTTCATCAGCTAACTTACGGACTTCTCCTACTTCTTGTGCTTGTTTACCAATGAGCTTTTCAGCCTCTTGGTGCATTTTCACAATTTCATCTAAACTTTTGTGCCTGTATTTATCAGGAAGTTCCGACTTATCAGTATCTTTTTGTGAAGTCTTCTGTTCGACAATGTCAAACTCACTTAACTCTTCTTTTTCGTTGTCAATCAACATACGTTTCCTTTTTCCTGCCGTTATCGGTTGTAGGAGATTCAACTCGGCATAATTGCTTATGAGTTGAGTTTCTGCTCAGATTTCAACTTGTCGGTATGACTCTTTCCAAATTTGGCATAAGCCGATGGAAAGGAACCAGACCATCCTTCAAGTCTAAAAGCTGGCGCAGAGAGTGAACGTGTAGCCAAAGCCCCACACTCACACTTCAAGTTCGTTGCCTCATAAACAACAAACTTTTCTGTTTTGTGTCCGTTTTCACAGACGTAATCATAAAATCTCTTCATAAGCCCTCTCGCTGATCTCTTTGAGATTTTTCAGCCAAGTTAGGATAGAAAGTTCACCTTTTTTGAATTGTAGGTCTTTCTCATCAGAAACTACAGAGATATTATTCAAAGATACTATTATTTTGTCAATATCTTCTACTAAATCTTTCCACCCTTGGGTAGACATCATCTCAAAGCGAGCTTCGTAATACTTCTGTAGTTCAGGGGTCATACGTCTTCAGAACCAGCGTACTGAGTAAAAGTCTTGAGAACACCATACATAGCGGGGATTAAATCGCCTTGCAAATCCTCAACTGCAATATAGTGAGCCTGTTGCTGAATAGAAGGCCATCCCGCTTTACGGGCTTCCTCTGTTGCATGGATTTCCACTTGTACTTGGATTTGGTCTTTAGTGCCAAAAAAATTGGTAATCCTAGCGTAAGCCTGAGTTTCAGACTGTCCGTTTGTGTTGTTGATTGCTGATATTTTTAAAGCCACTTGTTTCTCCTTAATAGGTCATTTCTGTTGTGCGGATTTGGCAGACTGTCCTGATGGTAGTCGATGCCTGTCCTGTAAATAAAACTTTCAATCCACCATTTGTAGTGTCCGCAGTTAGTCCGATAGTCCAAGTAGCCGCACCTACATCTGCATACATAGATGTTACTGTGCTACCAACTAGGGTTGTAGAAGCGGCATCTGCACCACGCTTAATCAAACCTTCAATAGTCCAACTCTTTGAGTTTCCACCACCTGTAACACCTGAGACTATTTCACCTCGGAAAGTGTAAGCAGAATTGTTGGGTAGGATTACTTGGTTTGTGCCTGATGCGGCTGAAGTATTTGAACGTAGAACTGTTGCAGTCGCATCGGTTGTTTGAACGCCAAGAACCAATAAAGCGGCTTGAGATACACCAAGTGCTGATGCAACAGGACTATTGTGAGCTGGAAATACTGCATAACCTTCTATTGAACGACTTGTTCCATAAGTTCCACCAGCAATTGTGGCATTAGTAGCATTGCAAGTGTTATTACTGCCACCACCAATAAATCCAAGGTTATTAGTTTGAGCATTACTTACTCCACCAGCAATTACACCACCAAAACCACCGCAGTTATTTCCATATCCAGCCCCAACAAAAGATGATGTTCCTGATGAAGTGTTTGCAGATATACCAGAACCATACCATCCACCACCACCAATAAATGAACCTTGTCCAGATGCTGTATTACTTATTCCACCAACAGCAGTAGCATAAATAGCCGATGCAGTATTTTTATTGCCACCACCAACAAAAGACCAATCACCACTAGCCACATTACGATTAGCCGAACTGCCAGCATCACCTCCGCCCCCGATGAAACTGTAAGAGCCTGTGGCTTGGTTATTACCACCGCCCACTACTACTCCATGAGGGGTGTAAAAGGATAGGGTTGATGTTGATGAACCGCTTGCTACCTTAGATAGCGTAAGTGATGTGCCACTGATAGCGGCTACATAGGTGTCACCAGAAATAGATGTTCCACTAATGTATTGACCAACTTTGATGGACGCATTTGAACCAGACAGAGTGACTGCCGTTGTTCCGTTCATTGTTCCGCTTTGAGTTGTTACTGCGGCATTAGCAGTTCCTGAGTTTGTAAAACCACCACCGATGAAGTTGTAATATCCAGTCGATGTATTTGATTGCCCGTTGCCAATAAATGAATAAATGCCTGAAGCAATATTATTGTATCCACCAACTACTGACGCATTGTTTGCGGTTGCATAGTTATTCCATCCACCACTAACAACAGAAGCAAATGAACCTGAACCATTTAAAATACCGCCAGCGGTAACCGCATATTGACCACTTGCAATGTTTTGTGAACCACCACCAATAACAGATTGACCAGCACTTGCAACTTGATTAGCCGCACCTCTTACAGTCTGCCAATCAACAGCATTAGCACCACGGGCATTACCACCAGTAGCAGATGATGTAGTGGCTTGGGCTTGTAATGCACCAGTACCCGCAGGGGATACATACAGAGAACCATCAGACTGTAATCCTATTGTGGAAACACCTGAAAAGGATAGGGTTGGAGTTCCGTAAACTGCTGTTGTGGTTGTGGGGATGTAGGTGTTGGCAGTTGAGCCAATTTCTAATTGTGGTGCGGCAAGAAAAATTGTCTTGTTTGAACCCGTGTAGGAAAAATTAGTCCCATCCTGAGACATAAAGAAAGCAAGACTTGATGCACTAGTACCAGTTGTTGTAATAGATATTCTGTACCAACCACTACCCGCATTGGTTATTGAGTAAGAAGATGGCGCAGAAATTAAATTGGCTGAAAATGTACCTGTACTTATATTAAAGAAAACACCCTGCGCTACTGAACTGTCATATAAAGCAACAAAATTTGCAGTTCCTGCTTTTGCATAAACACTAAGTGTTCGTGGGCCACCACAAGTTAAAAACTGTTGTATTGTGTGAGAAGTAGACGCAGTAGTTCCATCATTTAATAAAGCGGCAGTAGTTCCGCCAAATGGGTCTGTTTGTCCACCCGTTACAGTTAAGGCTGATATTTGCCAAGCCGCATTACTTAAATCAGAACTTCTTGTAAATAAGTTAGTCCCAGTACCCTTTAACACTTCTGTCTGAGCAGTAAGCGTAGTGAACGTACCAGCCGCAGGGGTTGTTGCTCCAACTGTTGCGTTGTTGATTGCACCGCCTGTGATGGCTACGTTGTTGGCGTTCTGTGTTGCCATCGTGCCATAAGTAGCAATCGTGGCTTGTAGGGAAGCAATAGCGTTTAAAGTTGTCTGTGAATCACCACCTGATCCACTCTGAATCTTATGGATTGTCTGAGCAACATCAACAGGAACTACCTCGCCTACGTTGATTTCTCTGCCATCAGATAAAGTAATAACTAATGAGCCATCAAAGTCAATCTTGGCATCTTGGACGCTAATTCCATCTTTTCCGTCTAATCCATCTTTGCCATCAAACCCAGATTTACCATCTTTTCCTTGAGCGCCATCACGACCACGATCTCCTTGTTCACCCTTTTGACCTTGGATGCCTTGTTCTCCCTTTTCAGGGATTATTTTTAACTTAGCTTCTACTTTGGCTTCAATAGTCCTTAAAGCCTCAATAATCAAATCAACATTGTCGTTAATTGCTTGCTCTTCTTGCGCTTGCATAGCCACAACAGTAGCTTGCATCTCAGTAATAGCAGCCAACTTCTCATCAAAAGAAGCATCTGGCGCTTCGATGCTTAGAATTAACTCTTTGATGTTAGCCATTCTTCAAACCATCCGTAAGTTTAGACAAAAAGTCTTGTTTTACTTTAGATTGGGCATTTAACTTATCAGCCATTTGCAATTCAACAATCTTAGATTTGTTCTTAATATCAGCTTCTTTAAGCATCAGATCAGCAATCTTAACCCTCTTATCAAACTCTTTAGACGCTAAATCAGCATCATTTGGAAGGTTCTTGGTGTTAGCCGCCATGCTCTTAGCTTGTAATTCCATAGGCATCAATTGCGCTTCAGTCATCAATTTTTGCGCTTCAGCACGATTTTGCTCTGCTTGGGTAGTCTGTACTGCAATCTGAGCTTGAGCCGACTGCATAGCCAACTGAGCCTGTGCTTGTTGCATCTGTTGTGCTTGTGGATCAGGCTTAGACATCTCATCCAACATCTGAATCAACTCATATCTGTTAGACAAAGACGAATTAGCCATGATTCCCTTAAGAATGACAGGCAAAACAGGTGTATTAGGGCCAAGAGTCTGAAGTAAAGAAATGAACTGTTGTTGTTCATGCTCACGAGCGATGATCCCAAGAGCAGCAGTCGGGATAAACTTCATGTCAACAGTAGGATACCGCTCAGGGTCGAACTGCATATATCTAAAGGCAGCCTTGTTGATGAATGGAATTAAGAAATCCTCTTGAAAGTTCACCAATGTACGCTTGTACTTCTTGATAATAGAAGCCACCGCCATTGAGATACCACCCTGATTGGAGTCTCTAGAGACAGCAGACACCATTCCCTGTGAATCAAGCGTACCAGTAGCTTGTAAAAGCATTCTCTCGAACTCTTTAGCGGTTGTTATGTTCCCAGAATCGGTATTTCCGAACTTGAAAGGGAACAAAATCTCTGCTGGATTGCCGTTTGTCAGGATTGCCTTGCCTGGCTTTACTTCAAACTTAGCACCTCGTGGAAGTCTCGTGGCATCCATAGCAATCATTGGGCTTGTAGTCAACGCTAGAGAGTCCAAATGTGAACGAATCTGTGCGTCAATAGCCTTTTGAGAGTTGTAAGCCTTCTCTACAGTACCTCTACCTAAAAGTCTGTTAGGAACTGTATCGTCTTGATAAGCCAGAATTGGCCTATCTTTCATCATGTATGGGTTCTTCTCTGCTTTTAACAGAACACCATCGTTGGCGATAACGACAATAGCCTCTACCAAGTCAGAATAGTCATCTTGAATAGAGTCTTCAGGGAATAAATCCTCAATCTCTTCTTCGTTCTCTAGTTGTTCAATGTACTCTCTAGGGACTAATCCGTAGTAAGTCAAAAGTTTAACTTTATCGTCTTCGTATTGAGTAACTTCTTGAGTAGGCTCTAAGTCTGTATCTTCTGAGTCAGTACCAATAGCTACCTTACGATAGATACCATCTTCTTGACCTTTAACAATCTTGTGGATAGAGACATACTTCTCAATAGCCACACCCATACAGTCATCAATAGAAGTCCCATTGGGGTCAAACAAGAAGTTCTTAGGGTTAACAGGAACAATCTTGACTGCAATGCGGTCTTTTTCAATCACACCAATGGCTGCTTGACCGACTTGACCAGGTATTGGTTGGGTAGAAGGAACGTAAATCTTCTCTGTTTTGACAATAACTTCGCCAATGCCAGTACCATAGATTTCTGCCATCAGCTCAATCTGGTCAATGGACTTGCGAATCTTGTCAATCTTAAAGTCTTCCATCAGTTGAGCCTTGATAGCGGCTACATCTAATGGATTGTTGTTGACATCACGAATATCGTCTTGAATGTCAAAGAACTCACCCTGACCAAAGATAGCTTCAATGATCTCAGCATGACGGGTTTCTACGGCTTGTTGTGTAGCGGGCGTGACAATTCGGCTTCTCTCTGATTCACGGGTCTTGTCTTGGATGTCCCACTCACCAGTAAAGATGCGCTCGTATTCAAGCCAATCAGACAAGAAGTTGGAATTGCGGTAATCTCGCCAACGATCACAATGGTTAACAACGAAATCAACTAACTCTTTATCTGAATCTGTTGGCTCTTGAAATTCCATGCTCAAACCCCTGATATGATGTCTATCGGTTGCCATTCATCTTCTTCATCTTCTTGAAAGTATGAAGTTACAGCCAACTGATCTATATAACTAAGCGCATCAGGTAAGTCATCGTGAACTCCCTGTGCGGGAAACATTAGAAGTTGGTCAACAAAATCATCCCAATTCTCTTCCGAATTAAGCGTGATTCTGCCATGTTCAAACCTTCCTTGCAATGCCCAGATAATTCTA